TTCCCAATGTGAAACTCAAGAAAATGGTCTAGTTACCATAGCAGAAGGATTAAAGAAAAGACCTCCTTTAGAATTTGTAGCAAAGTTAAGTAATAAAACTGATACTGATGCTCATATACATTTCATTAATCGTGATGAAAATGAGCGATATATTGTCAGTATTACTTCAGACCAATTTAGTACTGATTTCAGCGATGATTTCTCAGGATCTGAGATGGAGGTATGGGAGTTAGATGGGACATCTAAGAGTGTCTCAGGAGCTACAGGAGATGTATTAAGTTATCTTACTACTTCTGATGCTAGAGATAGTCTTAAGTTATTTACAGTAGCTGATTTTACATTTCTATTAAACAAAACTGTTACAACTGCTAAGTCATCTACTACAAGTTCTGATAGAAACCCTGAAGGTATAGTGTTTCTTAAGCAGGCTACTAATACTGCTACTATGACCGTATATGTTGATGGTACATTAAGATCAACTGTTACTTCTAGTACAGATGCTGCTACACAACTTGATGATATTTACAGTGATATTAACGGAAGTATTGGTTCTGCTGGGACTGGAGATTTTATTGTTACCAAGTTTGGGAGTTCCAATGTTCATCTAACAAGAGTTAATGGTGCTGACTTTACGCTTCATGCACAAGCTCCAGAAGCAAACTGTATTGCTATTAAAGACAGTGTTGTAGATTTTACGGATCTTCCCGCTAGAACTAAAGATGGTTTGATTATTAAAATTACTGGAAGCCCAAGCTCAGGAACAGATGACTACTGGCTTAAACATAATAACCAAGCAGATGAAGATGTAGGTGAATGGGTAGAAACTGTAGCACCTGGATTGGCTAATAGTCTAGATGCTAGTACAATGCCCATACAGTTTATCAGGACTTCTGAAGATCCTTGGGACGATGCGTTTGCTGCTGATTTTGGTGAAACCGTGTTTTCACTGTCTCAAATTGCATGGACTGATAGGTTCGTAGGTGATGTAACAACTGCTCCTGATCCTAGTTTTATTGGTGAAAAGTTAAATGATATTTTCTTTCACAAGAATAGATTTGGATTTTTAGCAGGAGAAAATATTATACTGTCTGAGCTTGGAGAGTTCTTTAATTTCTATAATACTACGGCTACAGATCTTTTAGATACCGATATGATTGACTTAGCTTCTCCAAGTAATCAAGTCAGTATCCTGAATCACAGTATAGCTTTTAATGAAGAACTCTATCTCTTTAGTGACTTTGCTCAATTTAAACTATCTCAGTTTGCTGCTGGTGGACTTACTCCTACCAATGCCAAGTTATCTTTGATTACTGAGTATGAGACTGATAAGCTGATTAATCCTGTATTAAATGGTAGAAAGCTATATTTTGCTACTAATACCAGTGGTTTTTCAACTATCAGGGAATTTGGTACGATTGAAGATTTACAAGAAGAAACTGCTGAAGACATTACTTCCCATATTCCGAGTTATATTAAAGGAAGACTCTTTGATTTAAGTCCTCATCAAGATACAATCTTTGCTTTATCGGATGAGAATTTAAATGAAGTTTTCATGTATAAAATGCTCTTTGAAAGAGGAGTGAAAAAGTTAAGCTCATGGGCTAAGTGGAAATTTAAAGCAGAAGAAAAAGTAATAGGTCTAAGAGTTATAGAAAATGTAGCTTATTTTATTATAGTCAGACCTGATGGTACTTACTTAGATAAGCTGGATTTACAAGATGCTAAACTTGTAAACCTGACTGAGAGTTCTACTCAGCTTTCCTTTAAACCTCATTTAGACAGACTAACAGAAGTAACAGGATCATACAGTTCTGGTGCTGATCTTACTTCTTGGACTATACCCTATCCTGATGACTTTGGGTCAACCTTTAGAGTTCTTTTTGGTCCTTCTTTTTTAGGTAAGGAAGGAGATTTAGTTCAAGGAGTATCCCAAACTACTCCTACTACACTTACAGCTACTGGAGATCACTCTGATGGCTCATGTTTTATTGGTAAAGATTACCGCTTTCTCTATGAGTTTACTGAGCCTACAATCAAGACTGAGGTACAGGGGAGACTGAGTTCTCTCTCAGGTGGTATTTTGAAGATCCGTAAGTTCAATGTAGACTACTTTAATACTGGTTACTTTACGCTTCAGGTGACAGCTCCAGGAAGAGATGCGTTCAGCCATGTGTATACAGGCCGTATCTTAGGATCACCTTTGAATAAGATTGGTACTATTCCTTTTGAAACTGGTAATTTTAAAAAGCTTATCTTGGCAGATTCCAAAGATTTAAAATTGGAACTCATATCTGACTCATATCTTCCTTGTGCTTTTACAGGTGCGGATTGGGAAGGTAACTATGTGGTGAGAACTGTAAGCAGGAGATAACATGAAGCCGTATCATAGGCAATCTAAGTTACATGATATTTGTGAGTTAGCTCCTAATTTAAGATACGAAGATAAACGTGAAGTAAATACGTTAGGAAAAACTTCTGAACAAGCTTTATTGTCAGGATATTTATTTGGAAAAGTTTGTCGTTCTATAATAGATAATCATGGACACGTAGTAGGGATGTATGGAGTTTGTCCTGTAGATGAAAAAACAGGCATTGTGTGGATGTTAGGCTCTAAAGGTGTATATAAGATTAAACGAGCTTTTTTACGAGAGAGCCGAACTGAAGTTGAAGGAATGAATAATATCTTTCCACATCTATGGAATATTATAGATAGTAGAAACGAGTTACATATTAAGTGGATTAGATGGTGCGGATTTAAGATAATAGGGGAACGCATGGTTAATAATGTGAAGTTTTATGAGTTTACGAGGCTAGCCTAGTGGCATTTACTTTTGGAGATGCAATATCTTTAGCTGGTTTTGCTACAGATAGATACAAACAGAGAGTTTCTTTCAACGAAGCTACTCTAGTAGCTAAACGGCAAAATGATAGAGATGCTGTTAATGATAGAAATAGAAACACTATTCTCCAAATCAACAATCAGTTACGTGGTGAGCAAACTGCGTTAGAAGGTATTGCTGCTGCTTATGACATGCAGGACATAGCTTGGGCTGTACGGAGGCGAAAAGCTACAGCTATGGCTGAAAGAGCTGGTGGCATGGGTATCAGTGGACAGAACTATGCTGCACACTTTAGAAACATAGAGAGACAGGGGCTAAATGCTGGTAAGGTTCGTATGCGAAACTACGGTACACGTGTGCGTAATATTGAAATTGAAGGCCATGCTGATTATATCAAGACGTTACTAGCTAACCTATCAACTGATTTTGTTGAAGGTCCAAGTCAAACTGGTTTACAATTAGCTGGTATAGGATTAGGTATAAGTGCCGTTAAGGAAATAGGATTTACAGTAGATCCTAAAACTGGCAAGAAAGTATCGAGGTTTTAGATGCCACATCAAGGAGCTAATGACCCTCAAGGGCATGGAAATATTCAGACACGACTAGGGAGAATCCCTCAAGGTTCTGAAGTTGGTAAAGTAGACAGCCGACTAAGAACAAAGCAATTAATGCTTGGTCTAGAGTCAATCTCTACACAACTCAAAGCCTTTGGTAAATCTACCAGAGAACGAGAGAAACAGAATGATATTATTACTGCACGTACAGCATTTGCAGTAGATAAAGAACTTCCTGGTGGGTTGCGTGCAGAAGCAGAGATAGCTTACAACGATCTAGTGGCACAAAAAGAAACTGCTAAGTTCTTCAGAATATTACACGATGATGCTACTGTATTTGGTACGGGTTTACTAGCTGATGATGAGAACTATCCTGACCATACAACTAAACAAGCAGCATATGAGGATTTTGTAGATGGATCTATAAAGACGTTCTTTGGAAATGCACAGTTCAATGAACTACAGCAAACTAATGTATTAGATTTCGTAGATCAAAAGCGTAACGCTATGAAGAACGCATATACGGTGGCTAATGCTAAGGATATAGCTGCACAAAAAGCTAATGACAGTGCTGAGTATGTTGCGGAATCTATTACTGCTACTTTTAATGCTTATAAGGTAGGACTAGATGTTCCAGATATTGATACTGGTAAGCCTCTACCTATAAATAGTTACTTCAATGAGACATGGCATGAGGATCTGAAAGTAGCCGTAATGAAGGCTAATCCTCATCTTTCAGAGGATGAAGCAGATTTACTAATCCTTCAACAGTTAGAACTGGCAGCTATTGATCCTGATAATCCTCAGCCTGAGATGTTGGATTACTTGGACGATAAACGTAAAGGTGGTAAGCCTAGGTATTCTTCTATACAATCCCTGACAGATAAAGTTAAGTCTATTCAAAAAGCAGCTAGAACAGCTTTAATAACTAATGAGAACGCCATAATAAAACGAGAGGAACGTATTCTTAAGAGAAATGAAACGCTTGCTGAGCAAGGTGCTATGTTGGAAATGATACAGAACGTAGATTCCGATGAGGGAGAAAAGGACTTAACAAAACTAGAATCACAACTTAAAACAAAGTACTCTCATCTTAAAAGTTCATCCTTAC